TTAAAAATTTACATAGCTACTGAAAGCATCTGTTGCTTCTTTAGTAACTTCATCAGAAACATGAGTGTAAGTATCCATAGTTATTTGTAAAGAAGAATGTCCTAAACGTTCTTGGATTATTTTAGACCTAACATTATCTGATTCGAATAATAATGTTGCGTGTGTATGCCGAAAACCATGACAACCAATAGAATGTAAGTTAGCTTTTTCTGCCAATCTTTTGGAACGTTGGTAAATGTCTTGACTTCGGAACATGGTACCATCAATTTTTGTAAAAATAAGTTGTGTTTTAAACCCACCTTTTTTCATTAAAGCCTCACGCTGTCTAAGTTTCCATTTTTTTAAGATATAAGCAGTCTTGTTATCAAAAGAAATTTTACGAATAGAATTGGAAGTTTTAGGATCGTTTATAGTCAATCCATTTGTACTGATAGCAGTAGTTTTATTTATATTAACTACCTGCTTTTTTAAATCAATATCATTCCAATTCAATGCTAAAGCTTCACCAACACGTATACCAGTAAAAGAAAGTAAGCGAAAAATAGCACAGTCTAAGTCAGCATAGTATTTTAGAACTAAACTTTCTTCTTTGGCTTGATTGGCAATGCTATCAGCTGTATTTAAGAAATGTTCCAGTTCGTCTTTTGTATAGAACTTTCTTTTTGTATTCTTTTCTATTTTCTTTAGCGAACTAGGCTTAGTTATTTTCTTAAATGGGTTTGAATCTATTATTTCTAAACCAACAGCATAGTCACAAACACGAGAAGCATAACTCAAAAGTACTTTTCCCATTTCATTCTTTTTATACCATTCATTAACAGATTTTTGCACGGTCTTGACTGTTAAACGCTCAAGTCGCATTTTCCCGAATGTGGGTAAAATGTGTTTTTTCATACGTCGTTCAGTAGCTATAAATGTGGATTCCCTAACTGTTTTTTTGTATTCGTCCAACCACATATAATAAACTTCTTCAAAAGTGGTTAAATGAGTATGCTCGTTAGCTAGATTTCCATTATCAAAATCTAATTTTTTTTGATTAAGCTTGAGCTGTGCTTCTTTTTTTGTATTACAGTTTCTGATAGTGACATTAATTTGTTTTCCAGTTAAATAATCTACGCCTAAATAGGCAGTTACTTTCCAGTATTTTTTCCCTTTTTTTGTATATTGTTTAAAAGTTGCCATTGCTTATCCTTTCCACTTGGGCAAGCGAATAGAAGGAATGACAAATTTCTAGCACCTCCTTATTAAATTTTAAAGCCCCTAGCATGAATCGAACACGCTTAGACTCGCCAGAGAGGGGGATTTATAGAAGAAATTATGCTATAATTGGCCTATGAAGAGGTCATCCAATTGTAAAGGGGTTTTCTATGATGGTTATTGAATACTTAAATATTTTTGCAGTACTTATACAATCTACTGCTACAGGATATTTTACCTATTTCTTAATTAAGAGTAATGACTTGTTAGTTTTATCAAATGCACAAAAAGAAGAAAAAATAGCAGTAGTATCAATATTGTCAGCCATTAATTTAGCTGTATTTTTGTTAGCTCAAAGTATCATTTCTTACAATTTGTCGAATATGGAACCGTACATCCAACAAATTGCGGCTGCAATACTATCATTTGTATTAGTATTAGTAATTGGGTTGTTCGTTTTACCTAAAGCAATTTTATCTTTTTTTTCTTGGATAAATAAACTTAGAAAAAAGAAGGGTAAGCTAGAATTTACACATAGAGCAATTAGAGATACTGCGTTGGATAATTCTTATCATCAATACATCTATGTTTTTGATTTTGCAAACAACTATATCGCTTCTGGCTATTTAAATGTTTATCAATATAATACGGATGAATACAATGAGTTACTATTATATGCACCAAAAGAACCTGAAAAAAGACGAACTGTCGAAGCAGTTGAAATTCTATTTAAAAATAATGATATAAATATTTTGATTGATTATGAGAAAAAAGTGAAATTGTATATAGTGCCTATGGACGAGGCTGTGGGCGAGTAGGTGGCGGAGGAGGTGCTCCTTTGCCACCATTTCTTTTTTCTCCATAATCGGGCATTGTTCTAGTAGTTGGCATTTTTAATATTCCTTTCTAATTTATTTAATTCGTAGTGGTTGACCAGGATAAAAAACAGAGTTGTCAATGCCTGGATTTAATGATAATAGTTGTTCTAAGGTTAAGCCATTTCTTTCAGCTACTTGTCGAGCTCCTTCACCGCTTCGTACTTTGTCATATACAGGTTGTTCAGATTCAGAGCTTTGAGGTTGTTCAATTACTGAAGATGATTGAGTAGATGGCAATGGTTGTTGTGATGTAGAAATTTCCGTGTCAACAGCAGCTAATTCGGTGTACAGGTCTGTTAACTTATTTGCTTCAGCAGTATAAACATCTGTTAGTTTATTTGCCCAAGATTCATATAATGAATAGTCGTCTTTATTAGAAAGTTGTATGTTTGCCATTTCCGAAATTCCAGTATTTGAAATATCTGCTAATTTTCCTATTTTAGAGTTTAAAACCTCAGCTAATGCTGAAACATTGCCTTTTATAGGTTCTCCTTCATTTCGCAGTTCTTCAATCAATATAGGTGTAGTTGTAGTCAACTTTTGAGTATAAGTCTCTAAAATTTGGGAATAGGTAGACCCGCCTAATTCTTTTTGTGTTGTTTCATCTGTTTGTGTACTTGAATAATGTATAGTTGATGACTCACTACTTGAGCTATTAATTTTTTTAGAATCAGAAATATCTTTCTTTTCAGATGTAATTGAGGTAGAACTTGAGTTTTGCTTTGAAACCTGTTTAGTTTCGTTAGAACAAGCAGTAAGCAGTAATAATGATAAACCTAAAGTAACAATTTTTTTCATTTTTAAATTAATCCTCATTTCTGTTATAATATGCTTGTCAGTAAATCTCTAAATGAGGTTTAAGTCCGTGTTCCCAGCACGGACTTTTTTATTTCAAATAAACTTCTTGTCCCATTTTTAAGTTGTAATGAGCTATAACATTTGAGTAATTGTATTGTCCTTCATATTTTTCGATTAAGCTTCTAAACATATATTGTTCTGCTTCGGATTCCATCTTAGAACGGAAAACAGGAATTTTATACAATTCCATTATATCCACATGGTCTTTTACATGCTTTAACTCGTGATATATTGCTTCTTCTTGTTCTGATGGTGTTAAATTTTGATTTACAAATATGATACCGTAGGTAGGGTCGAAACATGCGCGTTTGTTCAAAGTAGTAAAAACTAACTCCACATTATATTCTTCTACCAACTCTTTGATACTTTTCATATAAGCACAACCTTTGACTTATTTCCCGAATCTACCCTTTAAATATGCACGAATAACTTCTCTGTCATGATCATCAAGTGGTTCACCGTCAAAACTCATGACGTTATCCAGTACATCATCTAAATCATCAGATTGCTTTGATTTATTAGAAACTTCACGACCTAATAAATAATCTGTTGAAACTCCAAAATAATTTGCAACAGCTTCTAATTTATCAATAGAAGGTTTACTTTTTTTCCAAGCGTATAATGAATTTCGACTGAAATTTAACTTTTCTTCAAGTTCGACAATAGATATTTTCTGACTATCTGCTAATTTTTTTACTCTATCAAATACAGTCATATCAAGCTTTCCTCCGTAAGCTTCGGAAATTTCTATAAAAAAATGTAGAAAATCATTTGACATCTACAAAACTTTTTAATATACTATGTCCGTAAGCTAAATTATTAGCTAATAAGTTCGCAAATAAAACCAAGAAACAAACTAAAAAATCGTTGGGGAACGGTAAAAAGTGTTGTTTTACTAGGCTTAAAAAGTCTTATTTAGCTATGCACCTATTCTACAAAACATTATAGAATAAGTCAATAAATTTTATAAAATTAGCTAATTTTTTAGCTTACAAATTAGAGATGAAAGGGAGTGAAGGGAATGGATTTGATTGTGACAGAACTAAACGAAGGGGAAAAATACTCAAATTTAAGCAAAGCTGAATTGGTTAGTTTACTTATGGAAATTATTGATGAATCAGTTATCCACGTTGAAGTTAAAAAAAACCCGTCTAACAAAACAACGGGTTCAAACAATGATTAAAAAGTTCTAGATTCGCTTTTTAGCCACGCGATGGCACCCTTGGCTAGATTCCTAGAAGCCCAGTGTTCTTTTGTTTGAATCACAAACAACGAATCACTTGAATCGATTTCTGTTTTTAATTTATCTCGAATTTCAGATGCACTTAAAGATGAATCTACTAACCAGAATGAATCAAATCTTTTTGAATAAGCTCCAAGTGATTTAATTTTTTCATTCAGAGCATCATAATCTTGATTTGGTTTTTTCAAATCATAGGTAATAGCGTAAACACTCATAATATTTCACCACCTTATCAGTTATTTCAGCAGACCACTTGCTGATAAGGAAAGTATATCAAAAAAAGAAAGTGAGGTAATTAAATGTCACAAGATTTAGCTATCGAAGTAAGAGCAGCACTAATTCGTGCAGGGAAAAACCAATCTTGGTTAGCGAAACAATTAGGGATTTCAAGTCCGTACTTATCAGATATTCTTCATGGTCGTAGACGTTCAGAAGAGCAAGTTCGGAATATCAAAAAAATATTAGATATTAGATAGGAGGTATAGGTAAAAGTGGAAGTGATTTTAACTCCAGAAAATGAAGCTTCTCTAAGAGATTTTGTACATGGAATTATTGTAGATGAAATAGAAAAAGTACGAAGAGATACGGCAGTTGATAAGCGAGTCTTAAATCAAACAGAGATTGCAAAATATTTCAATGTATCCACAACAACAATAAGGGAATGGGAGAAGCTAGGTCTTCCACATGGATCAGTAAGTAAGCAAGGGAAGTTCTACGACAAAGAAGAGTGTCGCAGATGGCTTCTATCACAAAAAAGATAAATCTTGGGCAAGCGAAATTTAGGGAGGAAATAATATGAAAAAAATATATCACTTAAGACGTATAGCGGCACTGTTGGTTGTGTTCGGACTAGGTCTATTGGTAGGTGGAAATATTGGACCATTAATCCAAAACATTTATATAGCGGTTTTTATCATTTGGCTTTTAATTTATGATTTAGCGCTTGAAGATCGCGAGGTGAAGTAAATGAATGTATTCGACGTAATAGGAATAGTCGCAATTCCAGTAGCTATCTTGTGTTTTCATAATTGGATAATTGGTGAGCGATTAAGTGAAGCTGAAAATCGAATAAATAGTTTAACCATTCAACAAATGAACTCACGACAAATATTTAAAGATAGTAGGACAGGCGCTTTGTTACACCAAATGAAAGGAGAAAAAACTATGTTAACAGCTAATGAAGCTTTTTTAGTACGTGAAGCAGTACGAGAAAAGATTGAAACGTTAAGAGATGCAGTTAGAGACACTACAAGTACAAATGCATTTATGCTTTCTGAAAAGGTAGCCAATCATTTAAGAACTAGTGGTGATAAGTATGAAATTTATCAGTTGGTTCCAATCAATAAAGGGGATATGGAGGTATTAGGTGATGGCGAAAAAATGGACTCCTGAGGAGGAAAAATTACTTATTGCAAATGTTAAGTATGATCACAGAGGGTTTGTTTGTAACTATCATGAATTAGAAAAGTTAATTAATCGTAATAAAAAGACTATTTATAACAAAGTTGTATGTATGCGAAAAGAAGGACATCTTTTCGAAGTTTATTGGGATGATCCAATAAATCCTCCTGCGGCATCTTATAGTTGCATAGAAGATAAACGTATTATTTCTATGTATAAATCAGGCTGCCCGATTGCTGTTATTGCGCAAGAATTAAACCGAACAGAAGCAGCTATTACAACTAGAATGACACGTTTATTTAAAGATGGCCTTTTAAAACCAATACGACACCGTCCTTATACAACAGAAGATATTAAGTTGTTGATAACAGAAATTAAGTTTGACGAGAACGGTTACGTTAAAAATGCGGATTATTTAGCAAATATGTTGAATAGAACAAAAAGTCAACTGCTTACTAAAATATGTGAATTGCGAAAAAAGGGTGTTATTAATACAATGCCTGATAAAAGTAAAGTAAATAAAAATTGGCATGATGCGATGAAGAAACAGATAGATATATCTTATCAGTTGTATGTAGCAAAACAAAAAGAGCCTACCTCGTCCGCCAACGAAGTAAGCCATTAAATAAATATTCTGTACAAAGGAAGTGTAACACATGGAAAAAGAATTTGTCATTAAAATTGGAAAACTTTATATCAAAAGAAGTTACCAAGGGAATAACCGTGAGTATCTAGGCTTTGAGTTTACCAGCGACGTAAACGAGGCAAAACGTTTTTACGAAGATGAACCTGTTACAACTGTAAAAAATGAACGATACGACAGAAGATCTGTTCAAGTTGTTAGCTCTAACGGATTAGAGTACGCCAATTTTGTAGCAGAACAATTAGGTGGTCAAGTTTACGAAGTACAAACAACGATTAAGTTGTTAAAGGTTTAGGAGGAGAAAGTTGATGAGTAATAGAAAGATAATCCTTCCTGACTTTTTAACATCGAAGCAAAAAGAGCAGATATTAAAAGCATATAAATGGGGAAAACCAATCATTGTGAAAGGTCCGCAGGGGCCTACGGGAAAAACAACACTTGTTAATTGTCTTAGAAAACAGGGAATTCAAGCATTTGAAGCGTGGGAATGTTTAACCATAACGTTAAATGATTTTATTGAATGAGTGGACCAGAAAAGAAAGTTGAAAACCAGATAAAAAAATATCTCGATTCTTTAGGTGCCTATTATTTGAAAGTGCATGGTTCTATGTATCAACCAGCAGGAACACCTGATGTCTTGGCTTGTGTTAACGGTTATTTTGTTGCTATTGAGGTAAAGCGGCCAAGCGGTGGGGTTGTCAGTGCATTACAAAAAAGCAAGCTGAAAAGAATCGAACAAGCAGGAGGGATAAGTATTGTCGCAAGAAGTGTGGACGATGTATCCACAATGCTCAAGCAAAGAAATGTTATATGACTTTCAAAAGAAAATAATTGATTCAATCGATGCCAATTATCTATTAGCAATGGATACAGGAACAGGAAAAACAATCACAGCTATTCATCAATATTTGAAATATGGACGTGGTGAACCAATTTTAATTGTTGCACCTCCGCAGAAAATCAAAGAAGGCGGCTGGCGAAGAGATATACAGGCCGTGTGTGATTTCTACAAGATTGAAATTTCATTTACTGAATTAAGTTATGGGAAATTAACGGATAGTTACAAACTGTATAAAGGTTGGTTTGTCATTTTTGACGAAGCACATTATATCAAAAATTCAACTTCACAACGTGGTAAAGCAGCTGCAAAACTAACAAAACAATCCAGTCATTTTCTTCTTTTAACAGCAACGCCAGCTAGTAATGGCTGGGAAGATACGTACAACTATTTCATCATGTTTGGTTATTTCAAATCAAAAAAAGAAATGAATGATCAGCATGCACAATGGGGGACGATGTATCTTGGTACACGACGAGTACCTAAGATTGAAGGATGGCTTCATGAAGAAAAATTGTATTCAAAATATGATTCTTTCACTATCTCAATATCAAAAGATGAAGCATTAGACTTGCCACCATTGATTTTTGAAGATGTGAAATTCAAAAAGAGTAACGAGTATATGACTGTGGCCAAAGATAGGGTACTAGGTGATGAAGAATACGACACGCCATCTAAATTGGCTCATGGGTTGAGATACTATGCGAACCAAAAGGATAAATTAGACTATGCCCAAATGCTTTGTGAAGGTACAGAAAACAACATCATTATCTTTTATTACTATCAAAAAGAAATTGAAGCATTGAAGGAAAAAATTAAAAATAAAACATTTTTTGAAGTAAACGGAAAGCATTCAAATTTACCGCCTAAGCAGTCTTGGAAATCATTGAAGAATAGTGTCACTTTTGTCCAATATATGGCTGGTAGCGCAGGAATTGAACTTCAATACGCGAATACAGTTATTTTCTATACACCAACTTATTCTTATCAAGATTACAGTCAAGCGCTGGGGCGAGCTTATCGTAATGGCCAAACTAAGAAAGTAACGGTTTATCGTTTTATAACGCAACAGACAATTGAGCAAGCCGTTTACCAAGCCTTAGAAAACAAAGAAGATTTTTCAGAAGAATTGTATATGACTACAAGAATGGGGAGTGAGTAGGGGATGAGTAAAATGAGTTATGTAAATTATAAAAACTGTGTAAAAGAAGTAACGGATAAAAACGGTAAAGTAATTAAATATCATGACGTTGTTAGAACGTCACGAGGTGAAATTTTATTAGTAGGATTTGGAGTAAATCACCATCATAAAACAAAAGGTTTGAATGCCTTTAATAATTTTATTGGTGCTCATGATTGGTTAGATGTTTACCCAGATGGAGAATTGGAAATTTTAGGAAATGTTGATTTTGTTGAGGAGGAATAGCATGTTTGGTGTGCAGAAACAAGATAAAAATGTAACTGAAAAACGTACACAATATGTCGGCGGTTCAGACGTACCAGTTATTCTTGGTCTTTCAAAATATAAAACACAATTTGAATTGGCCAAAGAAAAAGCTGGCATTGTAGTACCAGAACAAATTAGCAATCCGTATATAAACTTTGGTAACAAAATGGAGCCAGCTATACGTGAATACATTAATACTATGAATAGCTTAAATTTTCATCCAGAAACATTTATAGATAAGGATGACTATATTCGTTCAAATGTTGATGGTATTGATAACGAAAATGAAATTTTATTAGAGATTAAAACTCATGGAACAAAACCAACAGTTGCCGTATATGAAGCCCAAATGCAGCTTTATTTTCATCAAACAGGTTGTGACTATGGCTGGTTGGCCATGTATCAAAGACCAACAGATTTTGATTTAGAATTTGATTCTTCATTATTGAAAATTAAAGAAATTGAACGCGATGAAGGACAAATTGAAAAGATTCTGGATGCAATCGAAACTTTTTGGATCCGTGTGGAATATTTAAAAGAAAAACCTGATATGACTGAAACTGAATATTATTCTGTCGGGAATGATGTAAATAAATTAGTTGCACGTGTAGAACGCTTTGAACTTGAAATGTTGGACTTTAACAAGAAAGTTAAGCAATTAAAAGAACAACAAAAAGAGTTCCGCGAACTTCTTTACAAAAAAATGGAAGAACAAGATATCAAAAAGATTGATACAGGTGACATTGTGATTACTCGTATTCTACCAACCACTCGTAAATCTGTAGATAGTACGAAACTAAAAAAAGAACAACCTGATATTTACAATAAGTATTTAAAAGAGTCGCCTGTTAAAGGTTCCATAAAAATTACAGAAAGCAAAGGGGAAAAATAACATGATTAGAAAATTACAAAATACACGAAAATTTTATGCTACTACACGGAAAGAAGCCGAAGAAGAAATTCAAAAAATTATTGATGAAACCGAAGGATCAGTGATTAAACAAAACATTGTTTCTAAAAACCATAAAGATTTTGGTGATTACTATGAAGCACAAGTGACCGAAGAATTTGCACGTAGCAAAGAAATCGTTGAAGGAGGATTTTTAGCATGAGTATTTTAAAAGTTGGTCAAACAGTAAAGTTAATTTCAAAACTTGATAAGGGCTTAGATGCTGAAGTAGGAGATATTGGTGAGATTAAGGAACTTACAACTGATCCTGAATATTCAGTGAATGTCTATTGGTTTGAGCGTGAGGAAATTGAAGCAGTTCATCCTAGTGAAATTGCTATTTTTAAGGAGGAAAAATAAATATGAGTATTCTACCAGAAAATAAACCACAAACACCAAAAGATACACCACGTAATTATTTTATCTGGGGTCCTACTATGGGCGGAAAATCTTTTCTAGCTTCACAATTTCCAAACCCAGTCATTTTTAACACTGATGGAAATGCAGAAGCAAACACTGTGCCATCCGTTCAGCTTAGAAATATTAAAGATTCAAACGGAAAGATTAAACGTTCAGTGATTGATCAGCTAGATAAATTAATCACTGCACTACAGACTGAAAAACACACTTACGAAACAGTGGTTCTTGATGTAATTGACGATATTGTAGTAATGATTGAGCAATATATCTGTGATAAGGAAGACGTTGAAACTTTGGGTGATATTCCTTACGGAAAAGGGTATGCAGCATTTACTAACATTTTTCAACAGCTGGTCATTGAATTGAAATCATTACCAATGAATGTTATCTACATTTCAAGAAATGCGACAAAACTTGAAGGGACTACAGAAATTGAGATTCCCTCATTGAAAGAAAAACATCAAAATATTGTAAATGGTAATTGTGACTTATCTATTCAATGTAAAAAAGTTGGAAAGAATTATATTCGAGTAGCAAAAGCACGTCGCAAAGACTATATGCGTGATCAAGTTGATGATGACACCATTCTAGGAATTTTAGATACTATCACTGGAGTTTTTGGACGAACAGCAAAAACAACGAAGAAAAAGCAAGATGAAATCGTTAAGCAATTAGAGCAAAACGAAGATATCTTGAAATCAGTAGAAGATACACCCAGTGAAAAAGCAACTGATGAAGTTAGTGAAACTAAGCCAACTAAACAAAAGGCAAAAGCGACAGCACCAGTTAATCAAGCGGCATCTAAAGTGGAACCAGCAAAAACAGCGAGTGTTCAACGCCGTATCAAACCAAAAATTTAAAAGACAACAAAAAAATAAAACTAAAAATATATTGAAAAGAGGAATTTAATATGGGATTAAAAGATTTAGCAAGTGAAGTATTGGCAGGATTCGATCCAAAAACAGACAATCCAAATGCAGGAGATTTTGATGGACTTCCTGATGGTGAATATGATGTAACGTTGGAAAATGTAGAGCATAAAATTTTCAATAGTGGTTGGGAAGCTTTGTCTTTTGCGAATGAAGTTACTATTGGTGAAGCTGCAGGGCGAAAGGAATTTATTAACTTAGGTTTTGATGAAAACGCAGTGCCGTCTTTTGTATTAAATAAAAACATTAAATTAGTAGGGAAACTGGCAAGCGTTGTTGGTTTGCAATTGACTGATGATGATTGGGAAGATGAAGAAACACTTGCCGCAGCTTTTCAAGATGTAATCGGTAGTCAATATATTTTAGTGATTACCTCATCACCAAATAAAAAAGACCCATCAAAACCATATAAAAATTATGATTTTGTTGCGTATGAAGATGAATCAGAAGCCGATGATGTGTCTGTTATTTCTGATGAAGAAATTCCATTTTAAAAATTAAGAAAGGGGCTTGGCCAATGTTTACTTTTTATTGGTTGTACCAAAACAAAAATGATTGGCTAGCAGTTTTCAAAACAGATAACACGTATACTATCGCAAATGACAGAGAGAGCCTAACACAGGCTCTTTCATCTGTCACTTATCTTGTTAGCTATGGTAATCATCGTGGAATAGATAAATTTTTGGCCAAAATTTTAACTGATGGAAAAAGTTCATTTTTACAAAAACAACTTTGTATTGATTTAAGCCAAGAAGCCAGAAATTGCACTATTGAAGAAATAGCGTTTAATTTACGTATGGATATTTCAGCGCAAACGTTAGAAGAATTTTGCAAGAAGCGAATTGACGTATGCGAAAAGATTTTTGAAGAACGTGAAGAATATTTAGAAACAAAATTCGAGATAGTGAAAGAATTTGATTTATCACCGCGATCTGTGACAAAAACACGTGCAAATTTAGCTGCAGAAATTTTACAAGCTAAGAAAATGCCGAAGCGCCCCAATATTTTATTTTTTGATATTGATAAAAATGTACCTAAGAACGAACTACCTGACCGCGTGTTAAATTTCTATGAATCAATAAAAAATAATTATAAGAATACGCTAGAGGAAAAACTCAAAACGGAAAAGTTCAAAATGACATTAGCAGGGTTAACGCATATCTACGGTTTTGGTGGGTTGCATGCAGCAAAAGAAAAATACAAAGGAAAAGGACATTTTTTACTTATAGATGTGAAGCAGTTCTTTCCAACTATTATTTTGAATAATAATTTTCTAAGTAGAAGTATAAAAAATCCTAGTGCTTTTTCTGATTTGTACGATAAAAAGGTTCAGACAGAAAAACTAACTTACAAGACGTTAATTAACGCAGTGAATGGCTCAATGAATAATCCTTATTCAGCTATGTATGATCCACAAAAGTTTTTTTCAGTAACAGTTAGTGGTCAATTAATCATTACGCATTTGATTTTGGTTTTGGAACACTTTGTTGAAGAATTAATTCAAACTAACACTGACGGCATTCTTGTAAAGATAAATCCAATCATGGAGCCACTGATTCGGGATTTATTAAATCGTTGGTGTGAACAATTACATGTGAATGTGTCTGTAACATCAATAAAACAGGTATGGCAAAAAGCGGTTAATGATTATGTGTTCCAAACAACTGATGGTGATTTTATTCGTAAAGGAATATTTGCGCCACCTACTTATTTATCTAATAATATGCCAATCGTAAGTGCTGGTGTGTTTGCAAATGTAGTTGCTAACATCAAACCACAAGATTTTGTTATCCAGCAATTCAAAAATGGCGACATTGAAGATTTTTATTATATTGGTAAATTACAAGGCGATTTTGAACACATCGAACAAAGAGTAAATCAAACGTACAAACGAATGAATAATACTGTGTGTGGAATTGCAACCACGAACAAAAAATACGGTGGTGTTTTTCAAGTAAAAAAAGACTTACATTCAAAACTACCAGGTTCGCCAGATAAATTTTTATCTTCAAGTATAGCTACAAAAAAAGATATTGATGTTCAGTGGTATATTAACCAAATTGAAAAAAATATTTTCTAAGGCAGGTGAAAAAATAGTGTGTTAAATTTTATAAAATTAAGCCCAGGCGAGAAAAAGCCAGACCAAAAAAGTTTGGATGATTTCTATACTGATTTATCAAAATTAGATAACGCAGCTATTTTGTTAAACAAAGAAACAGTTGTTGTTGATTTTGATGAGTTCCCAGAAATTGGCCGTAAAATATTAGAAAAATATCCAACTATGGCTTTTGAAACCAAACGTGGTATTCACCTTTACTATAAACGACCTGTCCAAATCAATGGCCATAAAATTTTATTAAAAAACTGGACCAAGAAATTAACGGTTTCAGGTGCACTAGTTGATTACAAAACAGGCAATAAATCAACAGCAACAATTAAACAAAATGGCCAACTTAGAAAAATGCATGGCACATTTGAAATGTTTGATGATCTGCCTACTTTGCCACTCGAATTATTGCCAGTGAAAGTTAAAAATGTACTTGCTGGCATGAAAGAAGGAGCAAGAAACAGTTCGCTCTATTCTCATTTGATGACAGTTCGTGAAATGTACGAACTTGATTACGATACATTAATGAAAATAGCTGAATTTATTAATAATGATGTCTATGCAGAATCACTGCCAGCTACTGATATTCATGCATTGGTTAATTCGGTGAATGAGAAAGAAATTCGCGAACAGTTATATCTTGATCCAAAAGACATGATCATAACGAGTGAAGCATTGGCCCAAGAGTTCCAAGTGAAGTTTTTCAATGGTTCAATTTTCCACAAGGAAGATAATTACTGGATTAATGACCGAAACAAACTATTAAGACAAATAGATAATCGCATAAAACTACTACCAGCGAAATGGAAACAAATTTTAGACTTGTTACCAGTCAAAGGTGAATTGATTGAAGCTGCAGATTTCCCAATCCAGTTTCGTAATGATTTCATGTTGGACGGTGCCGAAATTATACCAATGTCAACTAGAGAATTTACGCCTTTCTTTTTAGATGTTGATTACGATCCAGATGCATATGATAAAACAGTTGATGAATTTCTGGACTTTCTTGTTTCAGATAAGAAAGATTTACGTTTAATTGTTGAAGAGTTGCTTGGTCATATTTTAATGACTGCAGGTTTTCCGCATAAAGTATTTTTCTTGGTTGGCTCATCTGGAGCAAACGGAAAATCAACTTTTTTAGAAATGCTCAATTCATTTATTGGTGATTTAGGTTTAAATCTGGCATTAGAACAATTCAACGACCAAACGTCGGTGATGGAATTAGAAGGTAAGCTTGTAAACATCGGAGATGATATTGATGCAGGCTATATGGAAAAATCAATGAATTTTAAAACATTGGCATCAGGAAATACCATCATGGTTAGGCCAATTTATTCGAAGCCATATAAATTAAAGAATAAAGCAACGTTAATTTTCACAGCAAACGAAATGCCAACGTTTAAAGATAAATCAGGTGGGATTGCTCGTCGTGTAGTAATTATTCCATGCGATAACAAAGTAAAAAAAGCAGATCCAAAAATTGATGAAAAATTATCTTCAGATAATGCAAAATCATATTTATTGAATATCGCTTTAAATGCAATGGAGCGGATTATTAACAATGGTGGCCAACTTTCTTCTTCCGAAACCGTAGCGAAAGTCACAGAAGAATATTTTGTTGAAAGTGATTCTATTTTAACGTTTATTCATCAATGTGGGATTGACGAGAATATGACAACAAAAGGTGTTTATGATGAATACTTGAAAACATGTGAAGAATCTGGAAGTAAGCCATATACACAAACGAAATTTACGCAACGTCTTAAATCTTTGGGCTATGAGAAAGCACAACGAAGAATGATGGGAAAAAAATATTACTATTATAAATTTAATGAAATAGAGTAAAAGCCCTACTTTTCGTAAAAAGCCCCACTTTGTCCCTACTTTTTTTACAAAAGTAGGGCTCGTGAAAACCATTGGTGTTATTGGTTTTATATACTATTGTCCCTACTATCCCTACTTTTTTTTATTACTTAAAGAAAAAAAGAAGAATAATAGTATATATATTATATATAAGATAATCAAAAAAAGTGAGGCTTCTGGGGCTTGCAAGCTAAAACCATTGAGAGAGTAAGGTTTTGCATGTCCCTACTTTTAAAATAAAAGTGGGGACAAAGTAGGGACAGCCACACTTTTTAGAATAAGGGGTGAGAAGTTGAAAGACGAAACAAAAAAGAAAAAATATTTTCTTAAACGTTATCGAAACTATCTTACAAGGATCAATCGATTAGAAGAGCAGCTTGTTTCTGTAAATGAACGTTTGGTAGGTTTACAGTCAAAAGTAATGTCTGATATGCCTAGTGGAGGTTTACCAATAACAAAAGATGATTTATTGGAAAAGAAAGAAGAGCTACAGCATAGAATTGATACTTTAACAAACACATCTAAAAAAGTCAGACGAGAAATTTTAGATTGTATTGATACGCTTGATGATTTTCGCTTTGCTGAAATACTTGAAGCATATTTTATTGAAATAAAAACACTAGAAGAAATTGCGGAAGAGAAGCATTATTCAATAAGACATTGTGGTTTTCTATATGCTAAAGCTTTAGAAACAATCAATGTTGATGAGTAAAACACTTCATTTTTATAGCATTTTTAGTTCATTTTGATAACACTTTTATCTCATGTTTATATCTAAAAAAATGAGGTACTATGATATTGTCAAAAAATATCAAAGACGGCAGCTATTCGTTTAGTTGTCGTCTTTTCATTTTGAAAGGAGATAAACAATGCGTGTATTAATTAGAAGTTCAGCATCTGGTTCAGAGTATTGGGATACCGAAGAAAAAAGAAATGTGTTTGTTCCTAAAGGCCAAGAACCAGATTTTGAAGTTACTGAAAATCCCGAATCAATGCTAAGTAAAGAAGCTGATTTATATGTTAGTGGTTTACCAATCACTGTAGGAAATGAAACGGTTGATACTGATGGAATTAAAGGTGAACGATTATTAACAACTGCAACTGCAAGTGCTGATGATGAAGAACAAGATGAACTTGTTCCGTCTGATGAATCTGTTGTATTAGAAGAAATGAATGTAAAAGAATTGCGTGAATATGCAAAACGAAAAGGTATTGAGATTCCAAGTGCTGCACGTGCAAAAGGTGACATTCTCAATATTATTAAAAAATCTGAATAATGCGTTATTGTCAGTTTGAAGGTTGCTCTAATACAACAGAAAAAGGGGCTTATTGTTCCGAACATGCTAGGGAGTCTAGAAAAAAGAAAAAGCCAAGCAATGTTTATCATCATGACAACAAATCATTTTATCGAACAAAAGCATGGCAAGATGTCGCTGACTTTGTCTATGAAAGAGAAAACGGTTGTTGTCAAAGGTGTGGTCGTTTTGTGTTTGGAAGGCAAGCACATCGGCATCATATAATACCAATCAAGAAGAACGAAATGCTCAAACTTGATCCAAACAATATTCGTTTGTTGTGTCCGAAGTGTCATGTGATTGAAGAAAATGAAGTAGATGAGAAAAAAGTTTTTCCATCTTATTTTAGGAGGAAGTAAATATTAAACAGCAGTTAACAAAGCATTGGTGTATCAATCCTAAATGTAAATGGGAAATAAAAACACACAAATTGTTGGAAGGTTTAAAATGTCCGAAATGTAATTATCCAACTCAATTAAAAATTTAAAAAAATGAAGCCCCCCTATCAAATTTGATTCAAAATTTTTGTCGGGGGATAGGGTAGGGGGCAGTCACGCGTGTCGTTAGGTCAAAAATTTTAAAAATAAAAGGGGGGTGTATAAAAAAATGACCACAAAAGCGCAACGCAAAGCGATTATTGATGAAAAAGTTAATCACGAAAAAGCGCGAATTTTAGAAATTATGCGCAAGTCTGATTTATACACTATTACTCTTGATCCATTAATTGAATCATACTTGGATATTTTTGAAGTTTACCAATACAAATACATGCTGTGGAAAGAAAAAGGATTTCCCGAAACCCAAAAAACAACAAATAAGGCTGGAGCTACTAACAATAGCAAGCATCCATTAGCGCAACAAGTCGAAGTTTGGGCCGATAAAAAAATGAAAGCATTGGATTTATTAGGATTGACCAATAAGTCAAAAACAGGCAGACAAATTACTGGTGGTTCAACAGCTAGAGCAGATGAAGAAATGAAACGGCCAGAAGAAAAGCCTGTAGATGAATTGGCAGAACATCGGAAAAAATGGCGTAAAAAGGCAGGGAATGAAACATGATTGAACCTGGTGTAAATTATGCTGATTTATTTGCGAAAGAAGTTCGAAAACATCCTAAGAAATATCCGAAAACGGTTCGTTTAGCAATAGATCGTTGGTATCGATGGAAGAAACGAAAAGATATTTGGTTTGATGTCGATCGTGCAAATGAAATGATGGACTGGGTAGAATCTTTTATTGTTCATACAAAAGGCGATATGGTAGGTAAACCATTTCTTTTGGAGCCATGGGAAAAATTCATTTATTCTTGGATTTATGGCTGGGTAAAAGAAAATGAAAAAGGGCAAGTAGTCCGTGTTACTCGTGAGGCATACGTACAAATACCAAAGAAAAATGGGAAAACACTAATAGCGGTAGGTGCGTTGGGGTATGCGATGTATGGCGAAGGTGCCTTATCTGTCGATTGCTATGCATGTGCTTCCGATTTTGCCCAAGCGCAATATGCTGCTAAGCCTTTTGCAGCTACTATCCTAAATAATCCAGTGCTATTAGATGGGACTAAAATATTTAAAGGTCCAAAAGGCACCGTTTCAAGTATTACGTATGACTATTTATATGGAGATATGGCTTATACAAATAAGTTTATTGTTCAGACAAAAAACATTGATAACATAGAAGGTTCCAATCCATATTTTGTTTTAAATGATGAGCTGCATAAACAAGAGAAAATGGAGCAGTACGATAACTTTAAATCTGCACAAATTTCATTGCCACAACCGTTAATGTTTAATATTTCTACAGCTGGTAAAGGAAGTAGTTCGGTTGGTATTCGTGTTTATAAAGAAGCAAAAGAAGTCTTGAAGCGTGATGATAATGATTCAAACTTTGTTTTGATTTATGAACCAAATAAAGGATACGATTGGACAGATAAAAAAGTTTGGGAAATGTGCAATCCTAACTGGGGAATATCTGTTGATTTGTCTGCTTTAGAATCAGCCTTTAAAACTGCGCAACGTTCCGCTCACTCGAAAGCTGAATTTTTAACGAAGCATTTAGATGTGTTTGTGAATGGTGCAGATAATTTTTTTGAACAAGATCAAGTGGAACCGTGTTTGGTTCCCACAAATGAATTAGGAAACTTAAGTGGTGAGCCATGTTGGATTGGTTTGGACTTATCTAAAAGCCGAGATTTAACTTGCGTATCATTAAATTTTCCTACATGGGATGCCGAAGGAAAAGCGATACTCAAAGTAAAACAATTATATTTTATTCCTAGTGAAAATATTGATTTTCGAGAAAAGGAAGATAATGTGCCGTATTCTGAATTAGCAGAACAAGGATTTGTTGAATTTTGCGATGGTAAGTTAATTGATCAAGAACAAATATTTCATTTTATTGAAGATTGCATGGATTTTTATGATGTTCAACAAGTCAATTATGATCCAGCGATGAGTGACCGATTAGTTGAAAAATTGGAAAATTTAGGCTTGGAATGTGTGCAAGTTGATCAGTACGCAAGAGTATTGAACTCACCGCTTGAAGATGCCGAGCGATTATTTTATGAGCAAAGGATTATGTTTGATAATCCTTTATTTTTGTATTGCGCTTTAAATGTGGTTGTCAAAATGGATTTTCAAGGCCGTAAAGTACCAAGTAAAAATCAGTCAAAGAGAAAGATCGATGGATTTGTTGCTTTCCTTTGTGCGCATAAGGAAACAATGGATCAAATGATTGATGTCAACGAAGATGATATGGATGAATATTTAGATTCTATCTATCGATAATAGAAAGGCAGTGAGATTTTGAAGCTAAGAGATAGACTTTCAAATGCTGTATATGGATTTTTGGAAAAGCGTGGCTGGATTGAAGATATTTATGGCAATGTAACAAGATATTCACAACGTTTTGTTAACGATTCTTCTATTATGGAATCGTCTGATGTTTATGAATTGGTGCAAGATATTTCTAATCAAGTTGCACTAGCAGAGCCAGTAGTAATTGGCCCTGATGGCGAAGAAGTCAAAAACCATTTCTTGCTAAACATATTGAAAAATCCTAATGATTATTTAACTGGTTTTGAATTTGCAAAGCTTGAAACAAATACATTGTTAATCAATGGAGAAGCTTTTCCTATTACAGATAATGACCAGTTACATTTAGGATATGGTGTTCAAACGAAATTAGATGGTCGTTTGATTGAAAAATTTTCAATGAATGGCCAACCAATACCAGGGAGTATGATTCGTCATATAAAAAATATTGGTGTGGATTCATTAAAAGGTGCTGGAATTATTGATCTTGCGAAAAGCACGCTAGAAGGTGTTTTAAGTGCTGAAAAGGTTTTGACAGAAAAATATAAGAAAGGCGGCTTGCTCGCTTTCTTGTTAAAGCTGGATGCGCATATCAATCCAAATAACAGCGCTCAACAAAAGATAGTAAAAGCTATTTTAAATCAGTTGGAAGAAACGCAAGATAATGATAGTCATTCAGTTAAAATGATTCCTTTGGGCAAAGGATACTCAATTGATACTTTAAAAAGCCCAATTGATGATGCAGCTATTCTTAATTATTTGGGTGTTTACAAAAAAGACCTAGGAAAATTTTTAGGAATAGATGTAAATACTTATCAAGCATTAATGAGAACAGATATTGAAAAAGCAATGATGTATCTGCACAACAAAGCAATTAAACCAATATTAAAAAATAAGAGCGAGCATTACTCGGCTCTTTTTTTTGTGCCTAATTCTGGTTATCGAGTGGAATGGAAAATTAATATTTTGGACTTTGTACCTTATTCCACCAAAACAAATATTGGGTACAACATTGTTCGAACTGGTATTACCAGTCCTGATAATGTGGCAGAAATGCTTGGTTTTCCTAGACAAAATACTAAAGCAACACAAGCCGTCTATATTTCAAATGATTTAACGGAAATCGGCAAAAAGAATGCTACCGATAACTCATTGACAACAGAGGATGACTTGAAGGGAGGTGGTAAGAATGAAGAAACAGGAAATTCGGACATTTGACATCACAAACCTTAAAACAAGAAGCGAAGAAGATAGTCAAACACAGATTGTTACTGGCTATGCGGCGGTGTTTAATAGTCCAACAGAATTATGGGAAGGCCTAAATGAAGTGATTAAGCCTGGAGCTTTCAGTCGTGCTTTGTCAAATTCTGATGTTCGTTGTTTATTCGATCATGACTGGGGCAAAGTATTAGGGCGCACAAGAAGTGGAACTTTGAAACTTGAAGAAGATGATAAGGGACTACGATTTGAAGTGGAGTTGCCCAATACAACCATTGCCAATGACTTGATTCAATCAATGTCACGTGGGGACATTAATCAGTGTAGCTTTGGTTTTTATCCAACGGAAGAAACTTGGGATTATAGTTCAGACCCAGTTTTAAGAACTATCCATGAAGTCGAATTGTATGAAGTTTCTATTGTTTCTTTGCCTGCTTACGAAGATACAGAAGCAGCACTAGCAAGAAACAAACAAGAAATGAAGCAGGATATTAAAACTAGAAAAAAATTAATTGAAAAAATTAAAACAGCGCTTCAAGCGTAGGAGGAATTTATTATGAACAAAGAATTATTGCGTCAATTACAAGCTCGTCACGAGAAACGATTAAGTGATTTACAAGGCAAAATTGAATCTGGAGAAGTGCGTGAAGCAGATTTAGATTCAGTTAATGAAGAAATTGATGGTTTAATCGATGAATTAAAAGCCATTAAAGCTGAATCAGGGGATGATAATTCAGAATCTGGTGACGGTAAAGGCGATGATGGAACCGCTAAATCCGATAATACTGATGATGAAAATAAAGAAGATCGTGAAAAAGATACGAACGAAAATAACAATGATAAAAACGAAGAAAATCGTGGCGGCATGATTAGTCAAGAACAGCGTGATGGCTTGTTACGCACAATTCATGAAGGAATGGAGGCTAGAAATGCGATGTCTAATGAACAACGTGAAAAACAAATTCGTAAAGCATTTGCCGATTTCGTTGTTGGTAATATTTCAGAAAGTGAAGCACGTTCATTAGGTATTGAAACAGGCAATGGTTCAGTGACAGTACCAGAAGTGATTGCATCCGAAGTGATTTCTTATGCTCAAGAAGAAAACTTATTGCGTAAATACGGAACGGTGATTCGCACGGCTGGCGATGTGAAGTATCCAATTCTTGTGAAAAAAGCAGAGGCTAATGTAAACAAAAAAGAACGTACGACAGATATTACTGAAACAGCGATTCAATTTGATGAAATTTTACTTGATCCAGCAGAATTTGATGCATTGGCAACTGTAACGAAAAAACTATTAAAAATGTCTGGTGTGCCAGTAGAAGATATTGTTGTAGAAGAATTGAAAAAAGCATATGTTCGCAAAGAAATTAATTATATGTTTAATGGCGACGATGCAGGAAATGAAAACCCAGGAGCTTTAGCTAAAAAAGCTGTTGCATTTGAAAAACCTGTAGATTTAACAGCTGCAGGTGCTGGTCAAAAATTATATGATGCATTGATTGAATTTAAAAATACACCAGTAACAGAAGTAATGAAAAAAGGGCGTTTTATTATTAATCGTGCAGCTTTAACTGCTATTGAAAAAATGAAAACAGATGATGGATTCCCATTGTTACGACCATTCACGCAAGCAGAAGGTGGTATTGGTTATCAATTGGTTGGTTATCCAGTTGATTGGACCGATGCAGCAGATAAAAAAGGTGAACCAGATACACCAGTATTATATTTTGGTGATTTTTCTGCTTTCAAAATTCAAGAAGTTATTGGAGCGTTAGAAATTCAAAAATTGGTTGAAAAATTCTCTGGAAAAAATCAAGTTGGTTTCCAAATTTACAACTTGTTAGATGGCCAATTAGTTTACTCACCATTCGAGCCAGCTGTTTATCGTTATGAAATTACAAAACCAGTAGGTGGTTAATGTGAATAACGAAGCTGAAACATTATCTTTAGAAGAAAAATTCAAAGCACATATTCATTTTGAAGAGGGGATGGATGATTCCATGCTCTCTTTTTATTTAAATATGGCAAAAAATTATGTGAAAACTGCAACTGGAGGGCAAGAAGAATATTTAATTTTGATGGTTGCTGGTATTGCTTATGAATATCGTGTTTCAGAAGATGAATTAGATAAGGCGTTGAATGCGATCACGCCATTTATCATCCAAGGAGTGATTCAACATGCCGAAGAGGCAGACGAATAGGTTTCGATGGAAAGCGGACTTGCTAAATGTAAAAGAAGAAACAGATTCGAACGATAAAGTGGTTACGACCTATAAACTTAATAGGCTTTTATGGTACGAAGATATTGGAGTAACTGCACAAGAAAAATATCTTTCACAGCAAGCCAAAACAGACGTTGTCAGACGGATTAAAGTGAGATTGGATAAATCTATCACAGAAAAGTTTAGCGCTGTTAGAATCGATTCTGTGACCTATAAAATCACTCGTATTTACACAAATATGGATAAACGAGAAATGGAGTTGAGTTTGGCTTATGTTGACTGATTTTGAAACATTTAAAAAGGCACTCTTGGATTCTAGCTATAAAGTTTTTAGAGATCAAGCACCAAAGAATACACCATATCCGTATCTTATTTATTCGTATATTGGAGAAACTCAAAAATGGGCTTCAAATAAATTTATTGTGTCTAAAGGATTATATCAAGTATCGCTTTTTACAAAAGGAATTGAACAAGATTTGAATCCGTTAAAAAAAAGCTTTAAAAATTATAGTATTCATTTTAATGGTTTTTCTTCTATACAAGGAGATGAAAATGATGATACGATTACTAATTTTTATACAGAGGTGACTATTTACAATGAGTAATAACGGATTTTTAGATATGGCTAATCATTTAGGAACGATAGCGGAAGTTACAGAAGAAATAACAAAAGAATCATTAGAAGAAGCTGCAAATTTTTATTTGAATAAACTACTTCCTAAAGTCCCTAAATCATTACTTAAAAAGAAACATATGCGAGATCAATTAAAAGTTGAAGTAACTAATGAAGGTGTAGAAGTAGTTTTTGAAGATACAGCTTTTTATTGGCGATTCGCTGAAAATGGAACAGTAAATCAAAAAGCGCAACATTTTGCCAGCGGAACATTTGAACAATATAAAAGTCAAATAGAGATGATTATGACTAAAAAAATAATGAATAAAATGAAAGGATGAATAGCATGTCAAGTATTAGTACGAAAGACAAACAATTATTATATCCAATTGGTATCGATGATTTATTCATTGTAATGTGGACACAATCAGAAACAGTAAGTTCGGGGCCGACATTTGATAGTGAAATTTGGAGATTGCCAAACATTGTAAAATTAGGCATTAAAGGTAATGGTAGCACAAAAGATAAATGGGCTTCTAATAAACTATTTGCACGTGTAAGTCGAGAAACACAGCATGAATTAACATTAGATCACGTGGCTATTCCAATTGCTATTTGGGATAAAATGAAAGGTGCTGTTAGTAAGAATGGTGTTTCTTTTTCAAAATCAACACCTAAAGAAATGCCATATTTTGCGGTAGGTGCTATTGGACCATTATCTAATGGTGAAAAAAGTGCTTTTTGGTATCCAAAAGTTCAACTTGCCATTGCGGAAGAACATGAATTTGAAACAGCAACCGAAGATATGGATATTAAAGATATTTCTTGTACGATGACAGCGACAAGTTTATTAGTTAATGATGTTATTAAATCAGATTATAATTCTGTTCGCTCTAGTGTAACTAATATGACTGTTGAAAAATTCATGAGTAAAGTAATTTATGATGAATCTCAGTTGGAGGATTCTTTACTTGGAGAAAGAGAGAGTGAATAATAATGGCAAAATTACGCGATTTAGTAAATGTAAATATTAATGTTGATTATTTAGAAATACAAGGAGAAAAAATTCCTATTATGTTTTCAATGTCAGCATTAGATTATATTCAAGAAGCTTATGGAAAGCCGTATCCTATTTTTGAAAAAGATTTGAATCAAATGCTACAAAAAGATCAAGTAACGTTACGTGGTAATGAATTAAAAATTATTCGCTCATTGATGTACGGCATGGTGCGAGCTGGTGGTACTGAATGTACGATTAAAGAGCTAGAAGGTGCCATTGCAATTAATGAAATTGTCAGTGCTTATGAAACGGTTATGGATGTTTTCGTGAACGGAAACTTCCAACAAAAAGATTTAGAAACAGTAAAAAAGCAACCGAAAAATCGAAACAAGCGCAGCCAAAATCGAAACAAGCGGAAGAAATAGAAATTCCTTGGGATTTTTATTTAAATGTAGCAATGGACTTGTTTGGTTGGGATGTAAATTTTTTTATGAACTGTACGCCAAATTTTTGGTTAAAGCAGTTCATTTTTTATTTGCGTAGAAATAATCCTGATGCGTTCGAGTTTGAACAGAATGATAGGATTTATACGATGGATCAAACACCATTTTTTAATTAGAAAGTAGGTGAGAACTTGGCAAAGCATGAATCAGACGTTGTTTTACGATTTAAAATGGATGGACAGGTACAATATGCACAAACTATAAAAGAAATTAATCAAGTGATGAATACCGCAGCAAAAGAGTACAAGGCTCATATTTCAGCATTAGGGAATGATGCTACTGCAACCCAAAAATTAGTAGCTCAACAAAAAAAGCTACAAGTGCAAACAGAAGCAGCTGAAAAACGTACCAAAATGTTACGAAAAGAGTATGAGGAATCGGTAAAAGCAACTGGTGAAAATTCAAAAGAAAGTAAAAAATTATATGATCGTTTGCTACAAGCCGAAACTGCCGAAAATAATTTAAAAAATGCGTTGGACAAAACCAATAAGGAACTTAAAGAGCAAGAAAAAGCTTCAAAATTTGCTGCAGATAATATAAAAAAAATAGGTGAAGCTGGCGAAAAAATTAAAGGAGTAGGTACTAAAATAACTGCAGGTGTGACAGTACCTATCATGGCAATAGGTGGTTTTGCTACTAAGCAAGCAATAGAAGTAGAAACACAATTTGCTAAAGTTTCTACTCTTTTAGATTCAAGTCAAGTTGATTTTCAAAAATATAAAAATGAAATTGCAAAAACTGCAACAGATATGGGTGTGTCCTTTGAAGAATATTCTGAATCAGTTTATTCAGCTATATCAGCATCAGTTGATCAAGCTGATGCTGTTAATTTTGTGGGTGATGCAGTTAAATTGGCTAAGGGTGGTTTTACTGAAACTGCAACTGCGGTAGATTTATTAACAACAACGATTAATGCATATAATTTAAAAGCTACTGATGCAGGAAAAATTTCGGATTATTTAATTTCTACTCAAAATTTAGGTAAAACAACTGTAAATGAGTTAGCTTCATCTATGGGGAAAGTAATTCCAATAGCTAATGCTAATAATGTAGGGATGAATGAATTATCAACTGCTTATGCTGTTATGACCAAAAATGGTATTGCTACAGCAGAAACTGGAACTATGGTAAAAGCCATGTTAAATGAGTTAGGAAAAACTGGTAGTCAAGCTGATAAAGCTTTGAAAGAGATTGCAGGAAAATCATTTAAACAATTAATGGATGAAGGGAATAATTTATCTGATGTCCTTAATTTGATGAATGAACATGCTCATAAGAATGGTTTAGCATTAAATGATATGTTTGGATCTGTTGAAGCAGGAACTGCAGCACTAACACTTTCAAAAGGTGAGGGTTCTGAATACAATGAAATTTTAAAACAAATTAATGATTCAGCAGGTGCTACTCAAGAAGCTTTTGATAAAATGGATGATACACCAGCACGAAAAATGGAAAAGGCGCAACTAAGAATTGCTGATGCAATGCGACAAGTTGGGGAAGTTGTGATACCTATAGTAGCTGATATTGCAGAAAAAGTTTCTCAATTTGTAACTGCATTTTCAAATTGGTTTGGTTCATTAGATGAAGGTTCAAAACAAACAATATTAATGATAGCTGGTGTTGTTGCTGCTATCGGTCCAGTATTAGTAGTTTTAGGAACACTTGCTAGTTCCATTAGTAGTTTAATTCCAGTTATTGCTTTTATTGCGTCGCCAATTGGTTTAGTAATTGCGGCGGTTGCCGCTTGGGTAGCTGCAATCGTAGTTGCATATAATAAAATCGGTTGGTTTAGGGATTTTATCAATACCTCCTTTAAAGTAATTAAAGATATTGTGGTTGGTGTATTTAATGTTTTGAAAGATACGACAAAATCTACTTTTGATTTCATCACAGGATTTATTGGTGGTGCCATGGATGGGGCTGCAAAAATTATTGGCGATTACGTAAATGCAATTAAGCGTATTTTTGGCGGTATCGTTGATTTTGTAACGGGAGTATTTACTGGAGACTGGTCAAGAGCGTGGCAAGGTGTTGTTGACATTTTTGGTGGTATTTTTGAAGGTATCGCTGCAGTAGCTAAAGCTCCAATCAATACCATGATTACGTTAATCAATGGATTTATTGGTGGATTAAACAATATAAAAATACCTAAATGGGTGCCAGGAATTGGCGGTAAAGGATTTCATATTGGAAAAATTCCTTATTTAGCAGAAGGTGGAACGATTCTAAATGGTCAAGCCATTGTTGGTGAAGCTGGTCCTGAACTATTAACCGCTAAAAACGGCAAGACAACTGTAACTCCATTGTCACCAGAAGAAAAAGCTCGTGGAATTGGTGGTGCTTTGAAAGGTGGCAACACTATTGAGCAACATGTTCATATTGGCCAAGTAGATGCAAATAATCCGAGTGAGTTAGATCGAATGAATCGCAAGCTTTATAAAGCAAGTGCGCAAGCTTTCTATGACTTAGGAGGTGTTCCAACGTGATTTTTATGAATCCTGATGAACCCAATTTCATTTGGAAAGATTTGAATGCAGTTCGTGATATGGGGTGTATTATCGAAAATGAGCTGTCAGAGGTTTTACCAAATAAACGATATGAAACGTATTCGATTATCGGAAGAAGTGGTGAATTTAATGAAACGTTCAATGATTATGAACCCTTTGATTATGAAATTGAAGATGTAACTATTCCATATGAGAACTTAAAAGAAGTCAAGCGTTGGTTAACTGGTAAAAGCAAGCTTATCACTCATAATAACGAGGACAAATATTTAGATGCTATTTGTGCAATAAGCAAGCCAATCTCATTCAAAAATGAATGGGGTGTTTTTTATACCTTTAACATTGAATTTAGATGCCAACCTTTCAAGAGAAAAGTAAATGAACAGCCTGTACTAATTAAAACAAAAACAGTTGAAATCACTGATCACGGTGACGAATCAGCATTTCCTTATATCGAGATTGATTCAAAAGGAGGCGATATTACGTTAAGCGTTGGTAGTAATTCACTAACGATTTTGCGTACACAATCAGGAATCGTCACTATTGATACCGAAAAGGGAAAAGCAATACAAGAAGGAAATCCACTATTTACACGCGGTAGTTGGATAAAAACGAATCCTGGTCAAAATAAATTAAATATATCAGGAAATTTTATAGAAGCTAAGTTTTGGAATAGGAGCGCGTATTTATGACACAAAATTTTATTTATGCCTATACTGCTATTCCTGAAAATTTAAACGATAACGGAATGGCTTTGCCAGATTGGCAAGATTTACCAGAAATTAACCGTGTGTTAAATGGTGTGTATCGATTCTATTGTAACTATGCAAGAGATGGCCAGTATCGCTCATACTTAAAAAAAGGAAACTTTCTAAAGGCACAAGTTGAAGATGGATCATATCAATATTTTGAGATTTACAATATTAAAAAAAATCTGCAGTCAGTTTCAGTGACAGCGAGACACATTGGTTTTATGGCAAATAAGAATTTCATTATTGATTCGTTCACTGCTAACGGAAATGGCACGCAAATTATGAATAATTTAAAGGCTGCATTAACGTTTAAGCAACGGTTTAACTATTTGTCGAATGTCGGTACTACACATCAATTTACAGCAAAACAAGTAGGTCCAATCGATGCAATTATTGGTTCTAACAATGGCAACCAAAATTTAACAGGTGTTACTGGTGGAGAATTAGAGATGGATAACTTTAATTTGAAATTAGTAAAACAAATTGGAGCAGATAATGGCTTTAGAATTGATTTTGGAATTAATTTGGAAGCTATAGATGAGGACTTTGACGACGAATCAATTATAAATAGTATCTTTCTTATCGGTGGCGTGCCAGACAATGATTATGACCAAGATAAAGAGCCAATCACGTATGGATTTTTAGAAATTGCTGGTGTAAATGATAGTAACCGAAGAATTGGAAAACGTGAAAATTCGGAATGTAAAACAGTTGATGAGCTTAAAAAATGGGGCCAGTCATTGTTTGATAAAGACCGTATTCATGAACCGAAAGTAACGCACACTATTAGCATGGTAGCATTAGAACACACCTTGGAATATGAAGACATGTACGAAGAGCTTTCTTCTTTGCATTTTGGTGATGTAGTACACGTGCGAGCAAAAGAAGTCGATATTGAAGTAACGGAGCGCATGGTGGAATATACTTGGTTTCCGACTTTAGGTAAATTTAAAAATATTGTTTTGGGGAATGATTTATCACTTTACACCTCAACAGTAAACAATCAAACTCAAGAGCTAAAACAAAAAATTGATAATCGGACAGAAACATTAGTACAAAATGTTTTAAATGCAACGGCATGGATTACTGGAAACAGTGGTGGACATGTCGTTTTTCGTCCAGAAAAAGCACCGTCTGAAATTCTTATCATGGATACGAATAAAGTTGCAACTGCAAAACGTGTGTGGCGTTGGAATTTAAACGGTTTAGGTTATTCCGACAATGGCGTTAATGGTCCTTTTGGAATTGCTATGACATCTAAGGGAGAAATCGTTGCTGACTTTATTAAAGTGGGCATTATTGACGTGAATGTTTTACAAACAAGCTTTAATAAAGCAACAGGCGATGTGCTAAAACTAGTGTCTGGTGCTTTGCAAATTTGGAATGAAAAGACAAAAATAATGGAACTAACCCGAAAAGGCATGGAGTTTTGGGACGGTTCAAGCCACGTTGGCACAATGGGAACAAAAGGGAATCCTTTTCCTGAATTAAACGATGTTAACGGAAATCCAGTCGTTACAGATGGCAAAGCATTGTTACTAGTTGGAGATAGTTCTTATAACACAATTGGATTATCTAACGAAAAAAATACAGGACTTGTCTTATCTGGTAAAAATCAGTTTCATTTGGGAAATCATTTTTATTTTATCGGTAAAGATGGAAATCCTTCTACGTTACACGTAGATAAGATTTTTATTAAAGGACAAGAAGTTATTCCTGGTCAAAATGGTGGTGGTGGTTCTGGAGCTGGTACAGGTGGTTATCCATCAGAAGTTACAAGCGATGCAGATAAATTTGCTTGGGACTTATGGAGTTACCTATTAGCTAACGGATACAGCAAAGCAGCTGCTGCAGGTATCCTCGGAAATGTACAAGGAGAAGTTGGTCCAAGTATGAACCCAGATACCGAACAAATAGGCGGTCCAGCTTACGGATGGGTTCAATGGGACGGTTCAGCATATCCATTGGTAGGCGCACCAACTTGGAATGGCCGAGAATATGTACAACGCTTAATCGCAGCTGCAGGTATCAAACAAGACTATAGGACGTCATTAGCCCAAGCTCAATTAATTAATTGGTGTATGTTCAATGGGCAATGGTTAGGACAAGTAAGTCCATTAACAGTTGATGAATTTAAAGTTGTCAGCTCGCCTAAAACAGCTGCTTATGCGTTTGAATTAAACTTTGAACGTCCAGCTGCAGCACATCCAGAAAGACAAACCTATGCACAAGTATGGTATGACAAATTCAAAGATTTGAAAGCTTCTACTGCAACAGGAAAAGCTGGCATAGAACATTTGGAGACCTTAATGGGCAAATGGCTTGGTAATGGGCAATGTTATGCCGTTCCAGCCGAATATTCTGGTTTTATGGGCGGCTGTGGTTTAGGTGCAGGAACAATTTATGGCTTTTCACATGTAATTGGTGATACATCATCTGCTGCAGATATTGGTGAAGCATATGATTGGAATGCGGTAGGTTGGCGAGTAATCCAAAATCCAACGTATCAAGATTTAGTGGTAGGAGCAATCGTCAATATTAGACGAGGTGGCCAATGGGGAACAGGTTGGACAGTAGACCCAACATATGGTCACACGGGTACGACACGTTTCCCTATAAATGTATAAACATGAAATGGGAGAATTTATCCTTCTGGATAAATGATAACTNACGGGTACGACACGTTTCCCTATAAATGTATAAACATGAAATGGGAGAATTTATCCTTCTGGATAAATGATAACTAATAGTTCGATAGTTGGAATGAAAGCCGTCATGTTGGCTGAAACAACTAGTCTGATACTCCTACATGCGTGAAATTTTAACAGAAATTCCAGGTATGAAGTTAGGTGAAGTCGGCTGAACAATGCCTAAGTGAAATGTACAGTTCATAAGGCAGAGGATAGGTCGGGACGCTATAAACTATCTATGGTGAGAATGTTTCCAGCGAGAAACTGACGAACTTGCGAATGTACGGATCTATAGTCCGACGTTTATCGAAAGAAAACGGCTTACGTTATGTAAGGAATATTACCGAAGAGTAAGAGTCTGTGTTATGAAATTCGGGATAGTTAACAATGAAACTATAAATATTCAGGTCCACAGTAAGCACCTAAGGGTAGATATGCAAAGCTAGAACTATTGGAACGTGGAAAGCGAGAAACACTTATGCCAAACGACTGTTATCGGAGTGTTGAATATAAGATTTTACAAATCGAAATTTCTTAATTCTCGTGAGAGTAGGGGCACAGTACTGATGAAGCGTGTAATGAACGTGGAGGGATAGCCCCAAGACTTGTTCTTTGAAAAATGAATACTGCTAAATGAAACTCACAGGGTCTGGTAAGAGGATGGGACTATTTAGAATAGGAGAAGTAACCATCGGTGAGTACTGAATTAAGATATTATGAGTATTACAATATGCAAGAAACTTTTGATTGGTTATATCAAAGAAGTTTAGAGAATCGAACAAAGGGAATCAATTTGTTCGATATTATTATATCAGAACGAAATATATTGTTAGCCTACAGAATAATTAAATCAAACACGGGCTCAAAAACAGCTGGTGTAGATAATCAAACAATCTCAGATTATAAAATGAAGAATAAGGCTCAGTTTATTCGAGAAATTCGAGAGAGTTTAGTTGATTACAAGCCAGAAATGGTTAGAAGGGTTGAAATTCCCAAACCCAATGGAAAAACAAGGCCTTTAGGAATACCCACAATGAGAGATAGGTTGATTCAACAAATGTTTAAACAAGTGCTTGAACCTATTTGTGAAGCACAATTTTACAAACACTCTTATGGATTTCGACAAAACCGCTCGACAGAACATGCAATTGCTAGGTGTAACTTTGTTGCCTACGCTTGTAAATGTCATTATGTGGTTGATGTAGATATAGAAGGATTCTTTGACAATGTTAGTCATTCAAAAATGATTAAACAACTGTATACCATTGGTGTAAAGGACAGACGTGTACTGGCGATTATCTCTAAAATGCTAAAAGCTCCCATTAAAGGAATTGGCTCTCTAGATAAAGGAACACCACAAGGTGCGATTTTATCTCCCTTATTATCTAATGTAGTATTAAATGATTTAGATTGGTGGATTGCTAATCAATGGGAAACGTTTCAAAGCAGATACCCTTATAAAGATAATGCGTATATGTATAGTGCTCTAAAGAAAACCAAATTAAAAGAAATGCATATCGTTAGATATGCGGACGACTTCAAGATTTTTACAAATACTCCAAAATCAGCAATCAAAATATTTCATGCTGTTAAAGGATATTTGAGAAATCAACTTTCACTAGATATTTCAAAAGAAAAATCAAAAATAACGAATTTGAGGAAACGATACTCAGAATTTCTAGGCTTTGAGATAAAAGTTGAAAAGCAAAGAAAAGGGAAATATGTTTCTATCTCCAGAGTATCTAGAAAAGCCAAAAAGAAAATAAAGAAAGACGTCCGTCAAAGAGTAAAACGAATTCAACGTTATCCGACATTTGAAAATATCAAAAACTACAATTTATTTGTCAAAGGAATTCAAAATTATTATCAAAAAGCAACTAGAGTAAATCTAGACTTTTCAGATATATATTACTCTTGTTTGCCAGCCCTATTCAATCGTTTAAAATTTATTGGGAAATATGAAATACCTAGAAGTCCACCTTTGGTGTACAAGAAAATTTACAGTTTGAACCATCGAACTTTTCGAGTAAATGGAGAGTACCTTTATCCAATTGAATGTATTAAATGGGATAAAGCATGGCCATTTAGATCAACAGTAAATAATTACACCGAACAAGGAAGACTAGAGCGTATCAAAATGTTAAAACCAAAAATAGGCTCAGAATTGATAAAAATGGGTCAAAAGTATTCAGAAAATCAATCTATTGAATTTCTGGATAATAAACTCTCTCGTTACTCTATGCAAAATGGTAAGTGTGCTGTTACAGGAGAATTTCTAACCTCTGAGATAGCACACGGACACCATATAGTACCTAAGAAGCAAGGAGGAACTGATGATTATCAAAATATAGTCATAGTTCACGAGTGGATTCATAAATTAATCCATGCCAAAACAAAGCAAACGATTGAAGAATATTTCAATGTGCTTCAGTTAAATGAAAAGCAATTGAAGAAACTCAACAAATATCGAAAAGAATGTAATTTAGCAGAAATTCATTTGAAGTAAAGAAGAAGTTGGAACGCCGTATGCGGTGAAAGTTGCATGTACGGTGTGGAGCAGGGGAAAAGCCGGAGAGCGAACTATTATCATTAGCTAAGGTAATAGACAATCAAAGGCTTACCTATTGCTATGNAGGGGAAAAGCCGGAGAGCGAACTATTATCATTAGCTAAGGTAATAGACAATCAAAGGCTTACCTATTGCTATGTGTGGTAGCAAGTGTCGACGGAAACGGTCAACTTACCATCTATGAACAGAACGCAGAGCAGGGGCGTGTAGCTGTAAAATACACGCGTCATTGGGGAAAAGAATACCCAATTGTAACGAGTCTGGTGCGTAAAAAATAATGTGTGAGAGGAGGAGAAACCATGATTCCAGAACTGTCATTAAAGGATGGACGTGTAAAAAAATATCGGCGAATGGGTGGAGTCCTTTTAACGATTTTCTTTGTTTTGTTTGGTAGTTTATTTTTCTATTCAGGCAATGAAAAAGACAAAGGAGTAAAGATTGGAGAGGATATTGAACAAGGGCAAAATGTGGTTCAGTTAGTGGAAGCCAACTACTACGAAGACCAAGAGCTTCTACAGCTAGGTGTGTACTTTAAGGTCAACAAAATTGACCCGCTAGACCCTATTCAACCCGTCGTCCAAAAGACTAAAAACATGTTGAGTAAGCTAGACGTCAAGGTGGAAAAAATCACAGACGATTACTATCAACTGTTTGTAAAATCCGTAAAAAAAGATAGAGATTTTGTCCTTGCGGTGATGTATACAAAGAGTGAACAGAAGAGTTTGATTAGTGGCTCTGAGTTCTTTCCAGTCTCTGTAAAAAGGGCGAACCATCAGAAGAAATTCCAGCCAAAAACAGAAGAGGTTTACTTGAAAACCTTGTATGTTTTTCTAGAAAAAGAAGCGCAGAAAGAAGCTAAAAAATCGGAAGCGACGATCCGAAAAGCACGTCAAGATATCAAAATTTTAGAAGCAGCCAATCAAGAAATGAAAGAGCACCTCTCCCTCAAAACAAGTGAGCAACGAACGACGGACGAAGGGAAAATTTCTCAGAACCAATCCAAGATTCGTTCGTTGACTCAGAGCATAGAGGAAGAGCAAAAACAAATGGAGGAACAGGAAAAAATGATGGTTCAGTACCAAAAATTAGCTAAAAAATTGAAAGAAAAATAAAGAAAATTAAGGGAAATCAGCCGGCTAATGTAAGGTTCTAGCCGACTGGTCGGCTAGAATTGCTATTTAGACGGCTAGAGCCAGTCGGCTAGAAGGGCATTTCAGCCGATTTTCACGAAAAAATTGATATCACGCTAAAACCAAACCGCACTGCGGTTTATATCAATTTTGATATCAGGTTCCCCTTATGCTCTTACAAAGATTCTGTGCACTTGTGGCCAAGCCCACAGAATCTTTGTAACGCGATAGCAGGAAGCTCCGCTTCCTCTATCGTGCTTCGCTTGATAGTTTGAACGAAAGGAAGACAGTTATGGCAGATATTTTATTACGGAAGCTCTCAAAAAAAACGGTGGTGGGTCTGGACGACCTAGCGAGAAAAAAAGGCGTCAGTCGAGAAGCCTACGCAAAGACTGTGCTTGCCTCTCACGTGGCAGGCGCCGAGTTCACCGGCGAACGTTTGGAGTGGGAAGCGCTGGTCAAAAACCACGAGCGGGTTTTGTCTGAAGCGTTGCGTATCATTCAACAACAGGATGCGGTCATTGATCGCTTCCTCAAAGAATTTGGGGAGGGTGTGTAAATGGAAGAACGTGTCCGCTTTGAAGCGAAATTTATACCTGAGACACATGCGTTTGCTATTGAGTTTTATTCAAAGCTATTGGAAGAAGATAAAGAGAAAACAAAAGCAGATATCTTGCAGGACTTATGTATGGAACTGACTGAACTGCGCGAAGAGGTTGCAACGATGCAAGAACTGCGTGAGGCAATTCTTGCAGACGTAAAAAAAGAGCTGGACCCGATACGTATTCGGACAGGATACATCGATAAAAATACGCGTGTGCTGATGGAGATCGAGAATGGTCGATTAATCAAAGAGGGGATTTCTTCTCTAGGTGGTATGAGTGACTTGGTAGCTAAGCCAATGAAGCAGGCAATCCAACGAGTGAGTGATGAGATTGCCGCGTATCGAACGAAGAAATTAAACCGTGAACGATACAAGGGTCCACAGGAGGGGAATGAATGACCGAGAAGAAACGACCAGGTGTGGTCTTTGCGTTTCAATACGTCACAGGAAAAGCAGAAACCTTTAAAACGTATGTGGATTATTTGGACCGAGACGAGGCTGTTCGTAATGAACACTTTGAGAAATTTAATGCCGCAACCAAAGACAAAGACGGGTACTTAGAATACATGGGCAACCCTGAAAAAAGCGATGGTCTGTTCACTGCGAATAAAGATCAATTAACTACCAAAGAACGGCTATCGATTAAAGAAGTCTTTCAACAGGCACAAGAGCAAGACTCGGTTATGTGGCAAGGGGTGGTGTCGTTTGACAATGACTGGTTAGCCCACTATGGTTTTTGGAATCCTCGGACGAAGCAGTTACAAGTAGACGATATAAAAAATGCGTTTCGTCATATGATGAAAGAAACGTTAGTGGAAGAACAGCTGGAAGACTCTGCCAACTGGGCGGCTTCTATTCATTACAATACGGATAACATTCATATTCATTTTGCGATTGTAGAACCAGAACCAACACGTCCCTATGGGATTTATACGAATCGAAAAACAGGAGAAACGTATCAGGCTAGAAAGGGGAGCTGGCACAAAAAGACCTTGGACCTTGTGCGAAGTCGTATGGTGAGTAATCTCTTAGACCGTGATCAATCGTTAGCGAAAATTTCTACTTTAATACGGAAAGAAATTACAGGTCCTGGTTATTCGTGGAAAGCAGCGTTACGAGAAGAACCGTATCGTCAATTGTACACACAAATTTATGATCACTTACCAAACGATCGACGGTTATGGAAGTACAATAATCACGTATTACGAGAAGCACGTCCATTTATTGATCAATACATTGAGCGGTACTTGTCTGAGTATCAACCTTATTTAGTTTCGCAACTGGACCAGCAGTTACAAGAAGAAATGGATGTTCGGGAACGAGCATACGGAACAGGGGATATAGAGTACAAACGAATTCTGGATTATCGGAAAAATAAATACCATGAGTTGTATACGCGGTTAGGAAATTCCTTATTGCGAGATATGAAGGAACAAGACCAGGAACGAAAGAAGCGTGCCCCTCGTCAGTATGAAACGAATAAAGAGGAGTGGGAGAAGACCACTAAGCAAAAACCGTTAGTGAGTCAGAAGCAACTAAATAAAATTAAGCGGGGATTGGATAGGCAGGTTGAACATGCCCGGAACCAACGAATCTATCAACAATTACTCCGTGAGCAAGAACAAGAAAATAGTCGATAAAAAGCACAGCGTAAGGCATATACGCTGTGCTTTTTGTGTATGAAAATTAAAGGAGGAAGACCGATGCCAACATTTACGGAATTGAAGGAAAAAGCGAAACAAGTGTCGATTGTCGACTTTGCCCGAGCCCAAGGAGTAGAAATTATTGACTTAGGGAACAAGTGGGCAACGGACGCGGCACATGATAGCTTACGTATTAATAAGTTCACCAATCGTTGGTGGCAAAATTCAGTGGTCAATTCAGACGGTAAGACGCTGGGAGGAGATACGATTTCTTTTGCGCAACATTATTTACAGTTAGGTTCGTTTAAAGAGTGTGTGGCGCTATTAACACAAACAGAATTTCCAAAAGCCACTATCAAAGAAGAGAAAAAAGAACCGTTTCGTTATTATTTTAAACACGCTCCGTCAACAGAGCGAGTAGAGAACTATTTAATCAATAAGCGTGGCTTGGATGAAGAAATTGTTCGGGGATTAATTAAAAAAGGAATGATCCAACAAGACGTGTTAGGCCAAGCCATTTTTGTTTGGAATGATGCAGGAAGACGCGTAGGTGCCACCGTTCAAGGAATTACACCAGATAAGAATGAGCCACGAGGCGTAGTAAAGAAAATTGCTAAAAATTCGCTAAAACACTTTGGCTTTAATGTGACGATTGGTAAGAACCCAGATAGGATTTTATTTTTTGAAGCGCCTATCGATGCTTTGTCGTATTGGTCGTTAAATAAAGACCGATTAAAAGATTGCATGTTGTTCTGTTTAGACGGTCGGCACGGCATGAATATTGAAACGGTTGTATCTGCGATGAAATACATGAAAGAAACCAAAGGAACGCGACCGACGGCAGGTGTTTATTTTGGTCTGGATAATGATCCAACAGGTCATGAGTTTTGGGATCGAATGAGTCACTATGAACATTTTCATTCTCTTATTCCTTTAGACCATTGGATATTAAAAGAAAACATTCAACATTACCAAGCGGCTTCAGCTGCCGTAAATGGTGCGGTAGAGTGGGAATTGATTGCAGGAGTTCATAAAGCATTGACGAATATGTCTAATAAAACGACAGTGGGCAATGGCTGGAACTATCGTGGGTATTATGCGGCAAAAGATCCAGAAAAAAGAAATGATCATGAGATAGACGTGCGTGCAACTTCTATACAGGTGGCAAAGGCGTTGAATGAGTCTCGTAATCCAAACACAGGCTATATCGACCTTCAAGCCTTTTTAAGAAAGCCACAACTAGAAATAACAGACGAAGCGTTACGGCGTCTAGAATCGAAAATAACCACGTATCATACACAATATAAAGAAGAACGTTACAAGCCGATGGATGTCATTTATAAGGATTGGAATGATATTTTAAAAGTTCGAACAGCACGGAGTGTTGAACAAAAATTACTAGAAGAAAGTTATGAGCGAAAAGACGGAGAACACTTAGAAGTAACGATGCAGCAAAAAGAAGGGAAACAGACGGTTGTGGCAACCCGCAAACGGTTTGAACAGACCGTTGGATTTTATGAGGCCGAGTCAGCGCATGAAATGGCCTTCTTAATAAAAAATTACGGGTATCAAGCGGTAGATAAACAAGATCAAAGAAAATATGCGAAAGCAAAAGAAATGGCTCGAGTGTAAATTTAACGACCACTCAACCTAGAAACCATTGAGTGGTCGTTAAACACTGTAGAAGAGAGTATTTTTCTGAAAAAAAGATTATGGTATACTAGCTTAGTAGAAAAGTGAAAAGATGGTGGCTAATCTCTTGAATAAAGGGGTGATGCCTATGGTTCATAGCTTTATCCCTAGAAGGGAGTAAGCATGTCTGTATTTGAAGCATTATCGCTAATGATTGCATTTGCAACGTTAGTTTTGCTGATTATAGATCATACGAACACAAAAAAATAACCATCTAATCCACTTTGGCGAGTAATTAGATGGTTAAAAACATTTAATGATAAGCCACCGTCTTTTTAACGGTTCTACACTAGAGAGTTGTGTTAGCGCACAGCTCTCTTTTCGTATACATTTTAGCATATCTATAGGATAAATACTAGTGAGGAACCTTTATCATATAAAGGTTCTTTATTTTTTCTTTGTTTTAGCATACTCTTCTAAATCAGATATTTTATATAAACGTATTTTTGCAGGTCCAGCTCCTTCATTTTCATAAAAAGGCGTAATGTATTTTAAGCGAACAGATTGTTCAAACCCTTTAACGGATTGTCCGGTAATTTCTGCACCTTTATGTTTATCTACTAAGTTTTTATATATCCATTCTTGAATTTCTTTTTCATACAGCGTATTCATAATATCCCTCCTTTTTAACTATAGCATAAGTACTATAGAAAAATCAATTTATAGTTGTAAGACTATAGTTGATATGCTATAATATAGTCATAAAGAAAACAGAGGAGAGTTCAATAAATGCTTACAAAAGAAGAAAAAAATAGACTCAAAAACATGGTAAAAGAAAATAAGACATTTCATTATTCTTATGTTGATAGATTAAGACAAGAAGTGAATTTTTATGTGAATCAATGTGAATCTGCTAGTAAAGCTAAAGAAAGCATGGAAATATTAACATTCCTATATAGTCTATTCTCTGAGAAAGAATTACCTGAATGGTACACTACAACCGATCTTGAGAATGATAAAAAAGCAATTGAACGATTGGAACAGTGGGTAGCGTAGCTGCTCCTTTCCAATGATAAAAGGAGTCAGTGAGAGGAGGAATTTCTATGGAAATAATCCGTTTATTTTTTGAGAATCTATATGATTTGATTAGTGCAGGGATTGATTTTCTATTGTCGTTGGTTATTCGTATTATTGGTTGGCCAATATTACATGTGATGAAAGGGCTTAGTCAAACGCATGGATTAGAAAGAGTTTGTTATTTTCTGGCGTTTATTAGTCTATGTGCGCTTCTTTTGACGGCATTTTATTATTTTTGGGTATATTTTGTACCAATACTTATTTTTTTCGTGCCTCTTTTATCTGTATTGATAAAAGGATTACTTACAATAGCAGTCGTTATTATTGTGTATTTGTTGATTAAAAAGCAATGTTTGCGACTATATCAGAAAATTATTCATGCAGTAAAGTAAATAAAAAGAAAGAAGGAACAATAAATGATAAATAATGTGACATTGATTGGTAGAGCAACGAAAGAGCCTGATTTACGCTATACAGCTAATGGAATAGCTGTTGCAACGTTTACTTTAGCTGTAAATCGTAATTATAAAAACCAAAATGGTGATCGTGAAGCAGACTTTATCAACTGTGTGATTTGGCGTAAGCCGGCGGAGACGTTTGCGAACTATGTTAGAAAAGGAACGTTAGTTGGAATAGTAGGAAGAATTCAAACTCGATTTTATGAAAATCAACAAGGTCAGCGTGTTTATGTAACAGAAGTAATCGTGGAAAGTTTTCAGTTGTTAGAATCACGTTCTCAAGCAGAAGAAAGAGAACAAAAACAAAGAACGTCAACGAATCAGAATCCACCTATGAATAATACTGTAGACAATATAGGCAACCATTCTTCAGCAGCTAATCCAATGCCAAATGATGATCCATTTGATGGGAATCCAATAGATATTTCAGATGATGACTTACCGTTCTGAGAGCTTTGTTAAGTAATGTTTTATGAAAATATAAATAGTCTTGCTCTATGTTTAAATAAAGCAAGCATAGAGCAAGAAATTATAGAAAGGATAAAAAATGAGGAAACGACTAAATAAAATAGGCTGCTTTTTTGTTTCTTTTCTTAGCTTTCTTTTATTGACGGGCTGTAGCACACAAGAAATAATCGGTGGATTAACGCAAGAACTACACCAATCGATACAACAAATTGAGCAAAAACAAACTTCTTCAGAAAGAGTAGCTGTAGATTTTGTTAGACATGTAGACGGTGATACAAGTGTGTTTCTTGTAAATGGCAAGGAACAAAAAGTGAGGTATTTATTGATAGATACACCCGAAACGGTCAAACCGAATACTCCTGTTCAACCATTTGGTAAAGAGGCAAGTAACAAAACAAAAACATTGTTGAGTAATGCGAAAGAAATCCAACTAGAATTTGATGAAGCAAATAAAACAGATCGCTATGGTCGATTATTGGCGTATGTGTTTGTGGATGGTCAATTGTTGCAGGAAACATTAGTGAGTGAGGGTTTAGCAAAAATCGCTTACGTGAAAAATAAAGAAGCAAAATACTTAAAACGGTTAGAAGAAAAACAAGAATTAGCTAAACAACAGCACTTAGGTATATGGAGTAACTAGCATTATAAGTTGATTTTAAAGAAAAAGCGGCACTTGTTACAAATGAACAAGTACCGCAAATTAAGGGATCAAAATTGAAAAGGTAACTATATTTAGTTTACTAGAAAAAGGACGTGAAGACAAGGTGAACAAACGATTATTGGTGGCAATGATTTTATGTGGTATGTTGATGCAATTTTTACCGTTGTTAATTAAATTAGGTATTTTCTTTTTGTTATTTATCTATTTGTTTACTACTTGGGATGAGTATAAATATCAGTGTTCAGTGAGAGAAAGAAGGGTACAAAATGTCCAAAAATAATTCAGGTCCACATGTGAAGCTAACAGCTCCACATGTGGAGGAAAAAGCACGAATTGATTGTTTAGTTTCAAGAGAAGTAAAAGAAATGTGGGAAGAAATTGTGGCAAAAGATCGAGAGATAAGCAAACAACGCTATTATCCTGCCCATACATTAGAACGAATGATTCGAGCAGATTATCAAATAATGAAAACATTTGGTGTTCAAGGAAGAAAGAAGAAAAAGTGAGTGATAAACGATTTATGAAAATTCAAAAGCTTTTTGCTTTGGTGCTAGTAGCATTTCAGTAAGGCATGAGAGAAGAGAAAGATTAGTATAAGGAAAGAGTGAGAGCAACATGTTTATTTACGGCCGTGAGTGTGGCAATACGTTTGGTTGTACGTATTTTTTGCAAATTCGGAACGTAGAGTTAACAGTAATGTTGACATGGGAGGGAGATTTTTTTGTATATAATGAAAAAGAGGTAAACGAAACAATTGAGAAAATACCAGGGTTAACGGATACATTTAAGGTAGCAATCTATCAATATATTGAAAAAACAAATCAATTATTTTTTCTTTCCTACAAAGAAAAAGTAATTATGAGAGATTGAATTTTGGAAAACCATAGTATAAAATAATAAGTGATTTTCATTAAGAAGGTCATTATATTTCTCAATTTTGACGATGCTCTCTATTTGATAGAGAGCTTTTTTATTTGGTATAAAAGTTAGGAGAAAAGAATGATGAAAAACATTAAGCGAACAGCAGGGATTTACTTGTTTCACATACGCTTAGAAGAATTACAGGAAATAGAAAAGTTATATTTTTCAAAAAATATAGCAGCCAAAAAGATCATTGAGCAAGAAAAAGAAGCTTTGATGAATAAACAGGCATATATGCTTTATCCAGTACAGACTTGGCAACTTTATTTTTATTCCAGGTATCGAGTAAAAAGTCTGAGAATGAGTACCTTAAAACAAAGAATAGAAGCAAAAATAACACAATAAAAAACGCCAGGTTAGCTATTCTGGCGTTTTTTTTCATTTCATAATGAATTTATTTTTATTTTGTAGATAAGCTTCAAATTCAATAATTTCGTTTCTTTTTCTTTTTAGCACGGAATCGTTCATAGCCTTTGGGAATACGCCTTCTCTTTCAAAAAGAATATTTTCAATAACATATATTTTTTTTATTAAAATAGAAACTTTTTCGTCTTCGTGGGCACGAAACGCAGTATCTTTTGCTTTTCTAGCAATTTTTAGTAAGTAATACAATGTGAGTGTTTTTTCTGATAAAAAGTCAATCGTTGAACGATTAAGGACTTCATTTTCATCACCTAAGATAGGAATTTCGTAAGGGACTTGTGATGTTCGTTCTTTATTTGAGCAGACAGAATCTAGTGAAAAACCAATTTCGCAAAAGTTACAAGTTAATCGTTCAGATAATTCCGAACCGCAATATTTACAAGTGTAATTTGTAGTTGTTTTCATAATAAACTACTCCTTTTCTTTTCTAATATCTATTGTATGTATTTGTTGTAAATAAGTAAATGGGCTATTTGTAAGAAAAAAGAATTATAACCATTTGTCCTTCTTTTTAAGGAAGGGCTTTTTCTTTGTAAACAATAGAGGATCACACCTGGAATGAGTGACAAGGGCTTACAGCTGTACCAGCTTTAGCTGGATACAGGTGTTAGTGTATTTACCCTTGTTACTTAAATGGAAGGTGTGATACAAGGCAATGAAATTGCCGTACTTGAAGAAAAAGTCCTTCAAAAAGGAGGACGTAGTCCGACAGCCCGTTGTAAACGGGCGGGAAGTGTGCGTAGCACACGTAGGGGGACCCGGCAATCGTAGATTGACGGGGGAAAAGGGGCTGTAAGCCCCGTTCCCTTTCAATAAAAGGCAGCTGTGTAACAGCTGGCTGAATTTGTCAATATAGCGAAGCGTCAAGGGTAGTGAACGAAGTCGAAGACGGTACGAGCGAACGACCGTATATTGACAAATTCATAAGTATTCGTGTAACGAATACTAACCAAGAACGGAAACACTTTCTACCTAGTATTGAGAAAGGTAGAAAGTGTCAATATTTAAATAAAGCGGAAGTTTCTATATAAATTAAAAATAGAGGAGTTTACCTGTTACATATTCGAAAATAGTTTCTAGAAGCACACCGGCAACCGGAGCAGTACTTTGTATAAAAGGTGTTACTTCTTCTTTTTTTCCTTCTCTATTGAGATAAGAAAATGTAACAAGACTTTTGTACTTATCAACTACGTCAAATTGTATCCCTAAAAGTTCATAGCTATCCCCTATTGTACATTCTGATAGTAATAATGGGTGAGATTGAATAAAGTCGTTTATTGCCTTTTTAGCGGGTCTGATGACAACATATTTTTCTGTCTTTTTTACCTGCTTATATTTTTCTATACTTTTTGTAAATTCATCGATAGAAATAGTTTCTAGATAAATAGCGGTATAATTTTTATATTTTCTAGTTTTCATTTTTGTTCTCTCCTTTTAACTTTTAAAAATCTTTGTCGTTGCTTTTTTCTTTAATGAATGCATAAGTAGCACCGTTTTCTTTAATATTTTCAAAATAATCTAACCAAGTTTTGTCCATTCGTTTTGCTTTTTTATCTTCAACAAATTTAGACCAAGTAAGTTCTAATGCTTGGTATTCAGCAGGTTTAATTGCGCTAGGCTTTATACCAGTATCTAGACAAATAAGTGCTTGAAAAAGCCACTTAGAATTGGATTTAGCAAGTTGTTCTAACGTTCGATAATAGGTATCAACAAGGTTTATTTCAACACTATGTTCTATAATCTCTTCTTGAGCAGTTTCCAATAATTTTTTATAATGTGCTTTTGGAACCTTAGTTTCCTTGTATTGATAAGTCATGTTTTCCATTTGTTGAGCCATTTTATCTTTAGTTAGCTTGATAAAATCATCAAAATAAATTTTTGACATGGAATTTCCTCCTTTTTGAAGGGGTTACCTTCTTGTTGTTTTTTTATTTTTTTGTTAAGAAAAATAGATCCTATCTGAAGTGATTGACAAGGGCTTACAGCTGTACCAGCTTTAGCTGGATACAGATGTTAGTGCATTTTACCTTTTTGAAGGGGTTACCTTCTTGTTGTTTTTTTATTTTTTTGTTAAGAAAAATAGATCCTATCTGAAGTGATTGACAAGGGCTTACAGCTGTACCAGCTTTAGCTGGATACAGNTGTTAGTGCATTTTACNCTTGTCAATCCAACGGAGGATAGGATATAAGGCAATGGAATTGCCGNTTTTTCAAAAAAATAAAATGACAAGAAGGTGGAGGCCGAAAAGGCCGGTGCGCGACGGAGGAGCGCTAAAGGGAGGACGTAGTCCGACAGCCCGTTGTAAACGGGCGGGAAGTGTGCGTAGCACACGCAGGGGGACCCAGCAATNGTAGATTGATGGGGGAAAAGGGGCTGTAAGCCCCGTTCCCTTTCAATAAAGGGCAGCTGTGTAACAGCTGGCTGAATTTGTCAATATAGCGAAGCGTCAAAGGAAGAGAGCGAAGTCGAAGACGGTACGAGCGAACGACTGTATATTGACAAATTCATAGCAAAGTCTGTAAGACTTTGCATGGGCAGCTGTGTAACAGCTGGCTGAATTTGTCAATATAGCGAAGCGTCAAAGGAAGAGAGCGAAGTCGAAGACGATACGAGCGAACGACTGTATATTGACAAATTCATAGCAAAGTCTGTAAGACTTTGCATCCATAAAGCAAAAAGTAAGTGAGAAAATAAAAAAAGAGCAAGTAGTCTTGCTCTTTTTTTATTGAAAGCTATCAAGAGGTTTTCTTAATTGTGGGAAGTGATGAACATGATTATTACGGACAAATATCGTCCCAAAATCATCAAAATCTTCTCCTTGATAAGCAACTACACCATTGACAATATAATTTTTAGGTTTCAACAAGTTGTTAATTAAATATTCTATCCATTCAACATAGTTATAAAATTTTTCCGCATAGTTCCAACAAATTGTTTGGTTATCGTCTAATAATTCCCAATTGCACCATAAACTTGGCTGTGTAGAAGGTGGGAAATTATATTCAATGATTGATTCTAAACAACTATCTTGTCCATAATTTTCTAAATCTTCAACAAAAAATTCACCATCAATGCCACAATCTCCATAGCCATGTTCAATAAGATAGGCATTATCTCGTTTCATTCTACGAGTATTTGTAAGCCCACGAAACAAAGAAGCAACGTCCTCTGACACAGGTTTATTTATTGTGAAATTACCTATAAATTCAGTAGTGTATCCCATTGTCTTGCTCTCCTTACCACCATTCTCCGTAAAACACGAGGTTGTTATTGTTAATAGCTGTTAATGCTTCTTCGATAATAGGTAGTGTAGCTTCTAAATCTTGATAATACCATTCATCATATTCGCTACTACCAAAGAAAAAACCTTGACTTGTTGGCAATAATTCAGATGAAATGTTTTCGTTACGTTCTGTTAAACAGCAGTTAATTCTCCGTTTTAATTCTAAGAGCATTTCTTCGTTAACTGCTAACATATCAATATTTTCTCCTATTAATTCAGGCACATAACTAGCAAAAAATGCACGTATTTGATTTGCTTTTCTCCAATAACCAATCTCTGCTACCTCCTCACTGTTTCGTTCTTTTTCATAAAGCCACATGTCTAAGCCCATAAATATTTCCCTCCTAATTTGATTCAAAGAAGAATAGAAAAATGGCTTTTTTGAAAGGTGTTCTTCCTTTCGTAAGCGTTCTATTTTCTTTGTAAGGTTGGTGGTATCACGGCTGAGGGCAAATGCAAGGGCGAGAGGTTGTTGTTGCTTTAGCAGCATACAACCTCCGTATATTTACCCTTGTGTTTGACTAGAAGCTGTGATAGAAGCAACGAAGTTGCTGGTAACAACCAAAGAAAAGAGAACGCGAAAGGAAGAGAGCTGACAAAGTCAGCATAGCCCGTTGTAAACGGGCAGAAAGTGTGCGTAGCACACGTAGGGGGACCCGGCAATCGTAGATTGATGGGGGAAAAGGGGCTGTAAGCCCCGTTCCTTTTCAATAAAAAGGCAGCTGTGCTAACAGCTGGCTGAATTTGTCAATATAGCGAAGCGTCAAAGGTAGTGAGCGAAGTCGAAGACGGTACGAGCGAACGACTGTATATTGACAAATTCATAGCAAAGTCTGTAAGACTTTGCATCCATAAAGTTTTTACTAAATTAAGGAACTGTCTCTTATAACCATNCGAAGTCGAAGACGGTACGAGCGAACGACTGTATATTGACAAATTCATAGCAAAGTCTGTAAGACTTTGCATCCATAAAGTTTTTACTAAATTAAGGAAAGTGTTGAATAGAAGTACAAAAGAAAGTCTGTTTGGAATATAATTGATTTTAGCTAACTAATAAATAAGATCAGGAGTGTTAATTTTGGATAAAAAAGTAGTTATTTTAGGTAATGGCTTTGACTTATCGTGTGGACTGAAATCTAGATATAGTGATTTTTTTTCTAGTAGAATTGACGAAAAACTATTATCACTTTTAAATAATACATTTGCTGAATTTGAAGATAGATTTAGGGTTAAAAACTTTGGATTCGAAATGATTTTTAAGATTGGAAACTATGAAAAAAATGATTTTTCTGAAAATTTTAGTAAATGTAATATCGAAATATATAATAAACTTAAGGAAAGCAATCTTACTATTTGGGATTTAATTCTTTATTTTTCTGGTAATGATAGCAATGATTTACAGTGGCAACAAGTAGAACAAAGAATGCTAGATTTTTTAAACACCCCAGAAGATCTAAATAAAATTCCGAGGTTAGATGGGATTTTATCAGCACTAAAATCTAATACTTTTTTTAAAGAAAATATAAATATAAAAACGTTATTCTGTTTGCATTTAGCATTTTATTTACCTAGTGGTGGAAAAGTTTATGATCAAGCAGAATTAATGGATTATTTGCATACAGAACTACGTTCATTTGAAAAAAGTTTTTCAGAATATATAAAGTCTGTTGAAAGTGAAAAATATATAAGAGAAGCTTGTTCTCTTTTGTTAAAAATGTCTAAAGCTACTACAGTACCTAAAATCGAAGATGTTGTAGTATTTAGTTTTAATTATACAAACCCTTTCAAGGTTTTTAATAAAAAGCTCTCTGTAGTAAATGTTCATGGTACGGTAGAAGATGATAATATAATTTTCGGTATCGACCAGGAAAGCATTGATCCTAATTTGGATATATTTAGATTTACTAAAACATTTAGACAAATGACAGAAACAAAATTGGCTGCTAAATATGACCAAGAAATATTACCCTCCATAGATGAAGTAACTGAAATTGCTTTTTATGGACATTCTTTAAGTAGCTTAGATTATTCATACTTTCAAACGATTTTTGATTATTATGATTTATATGGCAGTAAGATATTATTAGTTTTTTATTACAAAGTATATGAAGGAACAACTAAGAAAGTTATAGAATTAGATTTAGCAGATAAGATAAGTAAATTGTTATACAATTATTCTGAAAGTATTGATAATGTAAAAAGAGGAAAAAATTTATTGCATAAATTACTAATAGAAAAAAGATTATTAATTAAAGAAATAAAGGATAATGAAAGTGTTTACCTATAATTTTTAACTTATCTACTTTTTAACTAGCTGTGTTGTTATTGACAAATGTCAAAGCTGTCGATATAATAAGGATGTAAGATATGTATGATTTACTATATAATTACGGGCTAGTGACTAAGGCTTGTACTCGCCTACGGGCTTTCAGAGTATTAAACTTGAAAGAAAAATACTAGTAGGACTACCTACCCCTGAGGTAAGATGGGGCATTAGTTAGCGATGGGTGAAACCAATTCGTGGAAAGAAAGAGAGGTTTTCCTCTCTTTCTTTTTTTTGGAGGTAATTATGGAGGAGTATAGCGAAGAGTGGTTAAAAGCATTTGATGGGACTATAAAGCCGGATAAAATAGATATGTGTAATCTAACTAATTCAATCGAAAAATTTGTGTCTCAATTTGAATACGATTACAAAACAGACTTGAAAGACTATGACAAGATAACAATTAAAGTATTAAATACGAATATACCGCATTTAATGGGGATATCAAGAAATCACCATGTTGGTTTACCTACTACACAAGGTGAAGTTATTTTTGAAGGATTAAAAAAAGATTGGACTTTAAAAAAACTAATGGATGGCGATAAAAGATGGTTTGCGGCTAATAAAGAAAAACTGATAGGATGTATATTTTTATATCAAATGTTAAACATAATAGAATGTAGTGTTTATACGACTATCAATTCAGGGAAGCATAAAAGGTTAGAGCGAGATAATATATACTTTATAATTTTTAAGTATCCTGGAAGTAATTCATATAGTATTGAGTTGACGCCTGAAAATAATAGTGATGGAAAAGTCTACACTCCTAGAAGTTTAAAAATAAATGATGAAATAGAGAGGTATTGTAAAAAAATAGACCTTAAGTTAGTTGATAAGCGTCGAATTAAAATTAATAAGAAAAGAATTTACAAAAAGTGGTAAAAGATGTTTTTTTGGATAATCTAGTAATGGAGTTTGTAAGGCTAGAAAATAAGATTAAAATTAATATTAAATAAAAATAGGAATAAAAAATCTAATAAACATTGCAAAAAATCTTTAAATTGTGAATAATATTTTTTGCAATTTAAATTTATAAAAGTACAGAAACTAGCATTTTTGACAGGAACTAACAAAAATGCTCAGTTTTTTTATATATAGAATTGCAAATAAGGAGAGAAAATAAGTTGTTGTATTTGTTGATAAACATTTTATCAACAAAAAAGAGAAAGGAAGAATGAAGATTAATAAAAATTTTTCTAAAATTATTTATGTTTTCATGAGTACTCTTTTATTAATAGGGCAACTAGTATTTCCAGTTAACCTGTTTGCAGAGACAATCAATCCGAAAGCAGTTGGAGATGATCCAGGGGTTATTATTAAAGCAACGAATCCAATTGGATCTAATGATGATGTAGAAATGAGGGTAACATTGTTTGCTTCTGCTGGACATTTGAAAGAAAATGGAACAGTTGAAGTTAAAATACCGAAAAGCATTGTTGCTTCTTCAGACCAATTATCTTCTTTATTTGGTTTATGA